TTAGTTCTGCACTTCTTGAGAGGTGAATTGTTGCTGGCAACGGCGTTTGCCCTGCGCCAGCTGTTCCATAACGGTTTTCAGATTGTGCGTCGTGAGCGAGTAGTAGCGTTTAGCGATAATCGCGCTCAGCAAGTAACAGATCGCCGGAACAATCGTGAATAGCGCGATAATGATGCTAATTGTGACGCTGTTCTGCGCTTTTTCTGCCGCATCATATCCGCCATAAGCCAGCATCCAGCCGATAAGGGCACCACCGAAGGCCAACCCCAGTTTGAGCACAAACAGCGTGCCAGCAAAACTGATCCCGGTCAGGCGTTTACCATTACACCACTCGCCGTAGTCGACGGTATCGGACATCATTACCCACTGGATAGGTGTCACCAGTTGATGCAACACACCAATCACGAAGATGAAGACAAACATGGTGATGCTGGCCTGCATAGGAACAAAGAACATCGCGAGGCTAATCACTGCCAGCAGGGCGTTCGTCCACCAGAAGATAGTGACTTTACATTTCCAGTCGGTCAGCGGTTTTGCCAGTGCGGAGCCAATCAGGTTACCCACGCAATAAGTGGTGAGAAAAGCGACAAACACTTCCGGCGTACCCAAAATCCATGTGACGTAATACATCATCGCCCCACCGCGTACGCACACCGCCAGGATATTGAAAATTGTCAGGAAACCGACAATACGCCACTGGTCGTTTTGCCAGATATCACGTAAATCATCCCGCATAGACGTCGTTGTAGGTGGTGCTTCAACGCGTTCTTTAGTGGTGAAGAAACAGAATGCCAGCATCATAAATGCCACCACGGAAAGGACCGCGATACCGCCCTGGAAACCGAGTGGTTTATTATCACCACCAATTAAATTAACCAGTGGCATCATCAGAACAGTAGAGAGCATGCCTCCCGCGGTCGCCAGCACAAAACGCCAGGATTGCAGCGAGATACGCTGAGTCGGGTCATTGGTGATTACACCACCCAATGCGCAGTAAGGGATATTGACGATGGTATAAAGTAAGGTAAGTAGGGTGTAAGTAATTGCTGCATAAATCATTTTTCCGTTCATACTGAGATCTGGCGTGCTATAGGCCAGTACACAGACGATCCCGAATGGCAGTGCGCCAAACAGCACCCACGGCCGAAATTTACCCCAGCGAGAGCGCGTTCGATCGGCCAACAACCCCATGCAAGGATCGGAAATCGCATCCAGTGCACGAGCGACCAAAAACATGGTTCCGACAAATCCGGCAGGAATGCCAAAAATATCGGTATAAAAGAACATCATATATAACATTACGTTATCGAAAATAATGTGGCTGGCGGCGTCTCCCATGCCATAACCAATTTTCTCTTTAACGGACAACACTTCACTCTTCATCTGCTTTTCCTTGATGCTATAGGGGTGCTGAGACCGATAACGCATTTTGTAAACCATCCCTGCGAGAGCGAATATTCCGATATCTGGTTATTAATTTATGATTCTTGTTTTATGTGATCGTGGTAGCGTTAATTTCGCTCATATATCATTGTAAAATATGATTTTTATATGAACTATAATGCTTTCGTGATAATACGCTGCGTGTATTAGGCGGAAAAAACTGATCTGGGGGATGTAGAAACTCAAGGAAGTAGCTATAATGCGCCCCGCCTCCATGTAGCAATCGAGGCGCGGAAGATCGTCGTCTCCGGTGAGGCGGCTGGACTTCAAATCCAGTTGGGGCCGCCAGCGGTCCCGGGCAGGTTCGACTCCTGTGATCTTCCGCCAAACTTCATCCAGCCAGTTCCGAGACGCTCCATAAAACCCTTTGTATTCAATACGATGAATAATCATCTTATCCGTAATAGTCCGAGTTCATCTCCCTGAATCCGCGAAAAATATGTATAGTAATGTGTATAGATTTTTTATACGTAGTTTTCAGTTATACACATGGCTCTAACCGATATACAGATCAAACGTGCAAAACCACAAGACAAGCCATACACATTGAACGATGGACAAGGTCTGTCGTTGCTTATCAATCCAGATGGCTCGAAAGGCTGGCGTTTCCGTTTCAGATTTGCTGGGAAAGCGCGGTTAATGTCATTTGGCAGCTATGATTTAGTAAGCCTCGCAGAAGCACGTGAGAAACGCGATACGGCACGTAAACAGGTTGCAAACGGCATTGATCCAGTAGAAGAACGTAAGGCTCAGAAAATTGCTCAGAAATTATCAATTGAAACCTCTTTTGAGGCAGTTAGCAGAGAATGGCACGCAGCAAAAGCAGATCGTTGGACTCTAGCTTATCGCGAAGAAATTATTAAAACATTTGAACAGGATGTTTTTCCTTTCATTGGTAAACGGCCAATAGCTGAAATTAAACCCCTAGAACTGCTTGAAGTACTTAAACGCATAGAAAAACGTGGAGCGTTGGAGAAAACCAGAAAAGTACGTCAACGATGCGGAGAGGTGTTTCGCTACGCGATCATCACTGGCCGTGCTGAATACAATCCAGCACCTGATTTAGCTATCGCATTAGCTGTACCGAAGCAAAAACATCATCCTTTTCTATCAGCAGAAGAACTCCCTTATTTTGTCAAAGATCTGGAGGCTTACACTGGCAGCATAATCACTAAAAATGCAACCAAGATTGTGATGCTTACCGGAGTAAGAACACAAGAGCTGCGTTTTGCCACATGGGAAGAAGTCAATTTAGAAAAAGGAATATGGGAAATACCAGCAGAACGCATGAAAATGCGTCGGCCTCACCTTGTACCTTTATCATCTCAAGTGATTACCCTATTTAATCAATTAAAACCCATCTCTAGCCATTATCCTTATATATTTATTGGACGTAATAATCGTACTAAACCAATTTCTAAAGAAAGTATATCACAAGTGATCGAATTACTTGGTTATAAGGGACGTGCAACAGGCCACGGGTTTAGACATACAATGTCGACAATACTACATGAACAAGGTTTTGATAGTGCATGGATTGAAATGCAACTAGCTCATGTTGATAAAAATAGCATTAGGGGAACATATAATCATGCTCAATATTTAGAGAAAAGATTAAAGATGTTACAATGGTATAGTGACTTTATTTATCCAGCAGATTGAGTTAATTATAATTACTAAAAGGAGTATTTTATGGATAAAAACACAATAATATCTGTTTTAATTAGATTACTAAATGAAAAACGTGAAGGTCTAATTTTGTTAAACGGTGAGTGGGGGGTTGGTAAAACATTCTTCCTTCAAAATGAATTTAAGCAATATTATTCCAACAAAACTCAATTTTATATATCTGTGCTTGGATTAAATAGTTTGCAAGATTTTAAAGACAAGGTGTTGAGTGTAACTTATTTAGAGAATCCACCCGATATAGAAATAATTACAGAGTTAGCATCAAATGTAACCACAGCTATTACTAAAGAAGAAAGCACTGGGAAGTTTACTGGAAAAATAATATCAACATTTGCAGGGGCAATGCAACATTATGTATTAAAAGATCTTTCAGGAGTTTTTATTATTGATGATCTAGAACGTATACCTCAAAATTTGCGAGATGAAATAGCAACCTTTTGCTTACAAAATTATCAAAATAACAAGATGTTAGACTATATTTTAGTTGGTAATTTTTCAAAACAAAGCAATGAGGTATTGAATCATAAAGAAAAAGTTATTAGCGACGAGGTATACTTTTCTATAAACAATCTTTCTGACATTTTAGATAAAAAGCTTGAGAAAATACAAGAAAATTATAGAGACATCATTAAGCAAGTAATTATAGATTTCGAAGAAACAAATATCCGAATCATTAATAGAGTCATTGTAAAACTCCTACCGTTGTTTGAACAAACAACGCAAGACAGAGATATCTCTGATATAGATATTAAAAATTTAGTAAGCTCATTGTGTGCACATATAATACTTAAGGAAAAATTCAACTATAAGGAAAATGAGTTTCGTGAAAATTTTGTTTCATCATCACTCAAAACAATTTCAACCACACCAGAAAACGAACACAATGAAATAAGTGAAGAAGAAAACAATTTATTAAGTATTAGTGCATACAAAAACTATAATAATAAAATGGCTCCATATTGTTTTAATGCAATTTCGCATAAAGACATTCTTCCATATGTTTTTACTGACAATACCCCTCCCAAGAGAAATGATTATGCTGGATTATTAAGACCTGAGTTATATAACATATCTGAACATGACTATCAGGAAGAAATAATAAAAACAATTTTAAAATCAAATTCTCCAGATCTATCTACATGGTTAATTGCCACGAATAACTATATTAGACTCTCAAAATATGAATATATACCTCATATAAACACCCTAGATGAAGACACCATTAATCAAAGCAAACTTAGCTTCAGTGACGATGAAATAAAATCATATTTTCATAAAACCGTGCCAAACATCAATGACATCCCACTAAATATGCTAAAACATGATGGAGATAATTTATATAACTTTTTTGTTGACAAATATATTAACATAACAAAAAGAGAAAGAATAGAAGAATTAAAAAACAAGATGGTTAACGATGGTTGGACCACTATCGATATGGATATATATCATTCAGATTTCAAGTTTAAAGCACTGGAAACTTTAGATGTAAATTTAATCATAAGTGCCATACAACATAATTGGTCCATTTACGATATTCAAATGTTTTCAGACCATCTATTATCTGTATACAACTTTTCTAACCTTCGCGATTATCTATCTAACGAGCTACCTCATCTAAAAAAACTAGATGAGTTCTTAAATTCTTACCTGAATGAACTTTCAATTTCTTTTCGTCGCGGAGCCATTATTGAGTTAAAAAACACCGTGAAAAAAGTAAAGGAGTCACTAGAGAACAGTATTTCATTCATAAATAAAAACTGAACACATCCATGTAAAAACAAAAAACTCTCCAGTTCAGTTTCTTTCTCTGGCTGGAGAGTCAGGTTATTTCCTGCATACATGCGCGCAGTGCTTTCCCCGCCTCGCCCGCCCGCTTTGCGGGGCGGTTTTAATGCAGTTTCACTGACACGCTCAGGCCGCGCCGGGAATGGCGCGGTCTGCAGAAAATGAGGCAGGAAAACGCATGCAAAGCCATGCACCTTATCGATGCATGGCTTTTTTCAGTAAAAACAGGCGGATTTTCGGGGAATTTTACACAGACTGACGTGATGCCAGTTGCGCACTTTTACGCGAAAAAATCATGTTCTGCGCAGGGGTGAATTTTTCACGGCTGTCATCCACCGAAGCCGCGTCAGGCCTGAATCCGATGGTCGTTAAAATGTCGCTATCCTGTGCGGAATAATTAATTTTTTCCCCCTTCGCAAGCCAGGACAGGAGGGCTTCACGCAGGGCATCTGTGGCACGCTGTATGGCACAGTTTCGGGCAATGGCCGTCAGCTCACTGTAGCCCATCAGCTCCGGTGCCAGTGCCGCCGCCAGTGCTGTGCCGTGCTGCTGCATAAAATCATTCAGCCGGTCGCGGATGCTGATGTGCTGAACGGCTTCATGCGAACGAATATAACGACCAGCGGCCTGATTCACCTGCCATTTTCTGACTTCGATAATATTGCGTAATTCGTCCAGGCGACTGACGTTTCTGCCTTCTCCTGACAGAAGCCGCAGATATTCCTGTTCGGCCGCTGCCAGCTCATTTTTGCGTTGCAGCCATGCTGCTTTGTTATTCTGACAGGTGTCAAAGGCCTGCTGTAAGGCTGTGCTTTCCATCGTTATCTCTTTCTCATCATGCTGAAGAATAAAAATACGGTGTGCGGCGACGGCCGGTGTTAACCGGCAGCCCTCATTCCAGACGCAGCGAATATGATTGTGTTTTTAAGCGTACTGGCGGCAGTTCCTGTTTTTCATGCAGGCTTTCTGCCAGTTCGTCCGGCGTGACCGGGCGGACAATGAAACGGTTGATGGTCTGAAGCGTTTTAAACACCAGACCACAGCCCGGATCCGTGCACACATAAAAACGCTCGGTGACTTCCTGAGACAGACGCCGCGATGTTCTTGACAGTGCAAGGCCTTTACATCTCCGACAACAATATCCGGTAACAAGCATTCTTTTCGGGCGTTTCATACTGCCGGAGGCTGACGTCAGTGAATCGCGGTATCTCTGTTTGCCTGAAATGTATTCCATTCCTGAATCTTTACTGTCAGAGAAAAAGCTTTCACTCGCTTCAAATGTCGCAGAGCAATAAATATTCCGGCACTGTGCAATCATTATCTTGGTGCCATCGTCCATGAAATGTGCGCGACGGGTGTGAGCAACATGTCCACACGACGGGCAGTAAATCATGACAGCAGTCCTCTGGCCTTAAGCTCTGCTCCCTGCTGGTCTATTTTGTCCTGCCACACCTTGCGCTGTGCCGGTGTGCCTGCCACCTCATAATCCATGTGCGGGAGTGTTGCCGCTGACAGTCCGGTCAGCCGGAGAACCGGCTCGCCGGTGAGGCTGATTTGCATCTGTTTAATTTTCTGTTCCAGCGATGATTTCACCTGCTGCATGACAGCCTTTTCCGGTGCGACGTAGCCCTGATGGCCGGTGGTGTTGGCGAGCGGATTTTCCTGTACCAGAATGCTCAGATGCATTGCCCGGACAAGCGCCTCACAGGTTTCATTCAGGGCGTGTTCCAGCTCATGCTCTGCATACAGACTCAGAAGGTGATGATGTGCCTTCCGGTAGGCGGTGGCCGTGCTGTCACACCCCCCTTTCAGGCGTTCACGTTCGAAATTCAGCACCACGGCCAGATTGTCATATTCCTGTACCAGCTCCCGGCGTGCCACGCGCTCAATGTGGCGCTGTTTCAGCTCGTCGCTCAGGACACCACCGGCTGCACGAAAGGCCGTGCGCCAGTCGTCAGCGTCGTTTCCGTCGGCCTGCGCCAGCGCATTTTTTTCCTGCTCTGCCCGTTCAATGGCCGTGACGGTCTCATCCATCAGGCGGGCGTTCTCAAGATGGGCGGCTCTGGCCTTTTCCAGTTGTGCCAGCGCGGGTTGCAGATATTCAGGGATGGTGTTGTCAGACATTTTCCGGCTCCTCGTCACTTCAGGTTAAGAAAATTGTGACGTACACCGGACAACAACACGACGCATTGCAGATGTGCCAGCCCTGACACAGGAGACTCATCCTCACACCGGCAAGCCAGGAAAAGGTCGCAGGAAAAACCGGCTTACTGTTTGTTTTTTTATATTTTACTGTTCACCTCTGTTCACCTTAATAAAAAAGATAAGTAATACAGTAAGTTAAAGGGTGAACAATCGCAGTAATGACTGTTCACCGTCTGTTCACCACTGTTCACCCGCTCATGGACTTTTTGTGCTGTTTACTACTGTTTATTTTTATTAATTCACTGAAATAAATAAGAAAAAACAATTTGTATTTCACTATAAAAAATTCCAGGTCCTTCAGAACCCTTTGAGACCCTTCCAGTCCAGATGGATAAAAAACACACAGTCATTGTAAGGCAGCCTGAACAAATCCCCCTGTTGCGTCTGCTGAAAATATTCACAAAATAAAGCGCTACCCGAAGCCGGACGGACTTATCCGGTGCTGTATGGACATTAACGAGGTAGCCCGATGCAAGCTGTTTTTTCTTCCCCGTCTCCCGCCCCTGTGACGCCACTGATGCCGCTGCCGGACATCACGCAGGAGCGTTTTTTACGTCTGCCGGAAGTGATGCACCTGTGCGGCCTGTCACGCTCGACCATCTACGAACTCATCCGTAAGGGGGAATTTCCGCCGCAGGTGAGTCTTGGCGGTAAAAATGTGGCCTGGCTGCACTCTGAAATCACCGCATGGATGGCCGGGCGCATTGCCGGACGCAAACGGGGGTACGACGCATGATGATGCCCGCTCTGCAAAAACTCCCTTTTTCTGGCTTGCCTTTTTCCGGCATTTGCGGATATAGTTTTTCCGCTGCCGCAAAATCGGCAGCCGGGCGTAGGAACCCGTGTAACTCGAAGGCGACATATGACGCGCCATGCGTCTTTTTTTGTGTCGCAATCAACGCCACAGAGCGCCAGATTATGGTGTGGCGTGTGGTTTGCCGTGCAGGTATGATCCTGTTCGCAATCGCATGTTATGCCACTGAGTCAATGGTAGCTCAGGCGGGGCAGCCTCCGGGCTGGCCGGTATTCTTCGAGGCCGGTATTCCTACCCCCGTCTGGGCTATCGCCATCGAGCGTAGGAACTCCGGCGATAGCAGTTATTTGCTACTCGAAGGAGACTGCCTTATGGCTACAACCCTTACCCCTTCACACCCTGAATTTGTCTTTGTGTTTGCGGCTGTCCGTCGCGCAGACCGTCATCCCCGTATCTGCATGCTTCGCACCGTCGCCGGTGATGAACGCAGCGCCCGCCGTTCCCTTGTCCGTGACTATGTGCTCTCCCTTGCTGCCCGTCTGCCGGTGGTGGAGGTGTCCCGTGCGTAATAAAAAAGCCCCTCAGACCGTCTCAGCGCGTCATGACGCCCGTGAACACCTCAGCATTGAGGCTTACCATAAGCTCAACCGCGCCAGCGCAGTATCCCGGTTTGTTGGGGGTGATTTGATTCACCGTGAACTCTCCGGCCTGCATCAGCTCTACATTCCGCATATTTTCAGCTACCTGAATGAAGATATTGATTTTGTGCTGAATGAGCTGAAAGCCAAAGGCCTGTGCCGCGATTTTCTCGCCCAGCAGAAAGACCGGGGAGACAGGACACATGTTTGATTTTCCCCAGCCCGGTGAGATTTACCGTTCTGCCGGTTTTCCCGATGTGGCCGTGGTCGGCATTCTGGAAGACGGTATTCCGTGGGAAATGCCGTACCGCTGTCCGGAAATTGTCTGGAACCCGTACCGCCGAAAATTCAGTATCCTTGTGCGTATCCTCACTGACGGGCGCACCACAGACATCCCGCTGGGGCGTTTTCTGCGGGAATTTACCTGTGACCGTCCTGACCTGTTCAAACGCAGCCCCGTAAACCGGCATGCGGTACTGAAAGAAATGGCCGGAGACCCGGAATTACAGAAATGGCGGGAGAAATATCTGGATATTTACCCGCAGGACACTGTTCCGGCCAGCCGGGCGGCACCGGTGGCGCGGGAATGGCGGGAAATTTCCCGCACGGAGCCTGACCCGGAAATCACCCCGGATAACAGTTACCGCAATTATCTGTAATTAAAAAACGACACCCGAAAAATTAAATGTGCGTATTCGCGCAGGGATACGCACGTCTTCAGGAGACGCAGATATGCCTTATCAGTTAATGCAACCGGCACGGAATGCAGTCATCTGTCACAGGGAGGAAAACAAATGAAAACCCCCTTACCGCCCGTCTTACGCGCAGCCCTTTACCGTCGCGCTGTCGCCTGTGCCTGGCTGACCGTGTGCGAACGTCAGCACCGCTACCCGCATCTCACCCTTGAATCACTGGAGGCGGCCATCGCCGCTGAGCTGGAAGGCTTTTATCTGCGCCAGCACGGTGAGGAAAAAGGGCGTCAGATAGCCTGTGCCCTGCTGGAAGATTTAATGGAATCCGGCCCCCTGAAGGCCGCGCCGTCGCTGTCCTTTCTCGGGCTGGTTGTGATGGATGAACTCTGTGCCCGTCACATAAAAGCGCCGGTACTGCACTGAAGGAGAACAACACCATGAAAATGAACGTAACCGCCACCGTCAGCCATGCGCTCGGCCACTGGCCGCGTATCCTCCCGGCGCTGGGGATTCAGGTGCTGAAAAACCGTCATCAGCCCTGTCCGGTCTGTGGCGGGAGTGACCGCTTCCGTTTTGATGACAGGGAGGGGCGCGGCACCTGGTACTGCAATCAGTGTGGTGCCGGTGACGGCCTGAAACTGGTTGAAAAGGTGTTTGGTGTCTCCCCGTCCGACGCGGCCACAAAGGTGGCTGCCGTGACCGGCAGCCTGCCCCCGGCTGACCCGGCAGTGACGGCCGCCGCCGTTGCTGAAACAGACGCTGCCCGGAAGAACGCCGCCGCACTGGCACAAACCCTGATGGCGAAAACCCGTCCCGGAACCGGTAACGCCTACCTGACCCGCAAGGGCTTTCCCGGCCGGGAATGCCGGATGCTGACCGGCACACACAGAGCCGGTGGCGTGAGCTGGCGTGCCGGTGACCTTGTGGTGCCACTGTATGACGACAGCGGCGAACTGGTTAACCTTCAGTTAATCAGTGCTGACGGCCGTAAGCGCACCCTGAAAGGCGGACAGGTCAGGGGCACCTGTCACATCCTTGAAGGACAGAATCAGGCCGGAAAACGTCTGTGGATAGCGGAGGGATACGCGACCGCACTTACCGTACATCACCTGACCGGTGAAACGGTGATGGTGGCGCTTTCTTCCGTGAACCTCCTTTCTCTGGCCAGCCTTGCCCGGCAGAAGCATCCGGCCTGTCAGATTGTCCTTGCTGCTGACCGTGACCTCAGCGGTGACGGCCAGAAAAAAGCCGCCGCAGCCGCAGATGCGTGTGAGGGCGTTGTTGCCCTGCCGCCGGTCTTCGGTGACTGGAATGATGCCTTCACGCAGTACGGCGGGGAGGCCACCCGTAAGGCCATTTACGATGCCATCCGGCCACCGGCTGAAAGCCCGTTCGACACCATGAGCGAAGCGGAGTTTTCCGCCATGAGTACCAGCGAAAAGGCCATGCGTATCTATGAGCATTACGGCGAGGCGCTCGCGGTCGATGCCAACGGCCAGCTTCTGTCCCGCTATGAAAATGGTGTCTGGAAGATGCTGCCGCCACAGGACTTTGCCCGGGATGTGGCCGGGCTGTTTCAGCGTCTGCGCGCGCCGTTCTCCTCCGGGAAGGTGGCCTCCGTGGTGGACACCCTGAAGCTGATTATTCCGCAGCAGGAAGCCCCCTCCCGCCGCCTGATTGGCTTTCGTAACGGCGTGCTCGACACGCAGAACGGCACGTTCCACCTGCACAGTCCGTCACACTGGATGCGCACCCTGTGCGATGTGGATTTCACCCCGCCGGTGGAAGGGGAAACGCTGGAAAACCACGCCCCCGCGTTCTGGCGCTGGCTTGACCGTGCCGCCGGTGGCCGTGCGGAAAAACGCGACGTGATTCTGGCCGCACTGTTTATGGTGCTGGCAAACCGCTACGACTGGCAGCTCTTTCTGGAGGTGACCGGTCCCGGCGGCAGCGGCAAAAGTATCATGGCCGAAATCGCCACCCTGCTGGCCGGGGAGGATAACGCCACATCGGCCACCATTGAGACGCTGGAATCCCCGCGTGAACGTGCCGCGTTAACTGGCTTCTCACTGATACGCCTGCCGGACCAGGAAAAATGGAGCGGCGACGGTGCCGGACTCAAGGCCATCACCGGCGGCGATGCGGTGTCCGTGGACCCGAAATACCGGGATGCGTACTCCACGCATATCCCGGCGGTGATTCTGGCCGTGAACAATAACCCGATGCGCTTCACCGACCGCAGCGGCGGCGTGTCACGCCGGCGGGTGATTATTCACTTCCCGGAACAGATAGCCCCGCAGGAGCGCGACCCGCAGCTTAAGGACAAAATCACCCGCGAGCTGGCGGTCATCGTGCGTCACCTGATGCAGAAATTCAGCGACCCGATGCTCGCCCGGTCACTGCTTCAGTCCCAGCAGAACTCAGACGAGGCACTGAACATCAAACGGGATGCCGACCCGACGTTTGATTTTATCGGCTATCTGGAAACCCTGCCGCAGACCAGCGGCATGTATATGGGGAACGCCAGTATCATCCCGCGTAATTACCGTAAATACCTCTATCACGCCTATCTGGCCTACATGGAGGCAAACGGCTACCGGAATGTACTCAGTCTGAAAATGTTCGGGCTGGGGCTGCCGGTGATGCTGAAGGAATACGGGCTGAATTACGAGAAGCGCCATACCAAACAGGGGATACAGACCAACCTGACGCTGAAAGAGGAAAGCTACGGCGACTGGCTGCCAAAATGTGACGACCCTGCAACAACCTGACCCTCATGACTCATCTGACCGGCATCTGCCGGTCTTTTTTCATCCCTGAATCCCCCGAAGGTGAACAATCCACTGTTCACCCTTCACCGTATATTCACCCGTTATCACACTGAAATTAAAAGAGAAAAACGAAAGGTGAACAGTGTGAACAATCAAATCAAAAAAACTTTTTTCTTCCTGAGTGATTTCAGTGCGGAGGATTAATCACCGGTATGAGTCACACCGGCAGAATGCCGGAGGTGAAGAATCGAATGTTCACCCTTCACCCATTATTCACCACCTATCAAACTGAAATAAAAGGAGAAAACAGAAAGGTGAACAGTGTGAACAGTTCTTCCGAAAAAAAATTTTTTTCCTGAGTTAACGTGCGTGAAGATACGTGTAACAATTAATCGATAGATATTATATGTATAAGGATGTGTATAAATGAATTAGAATAGAAAAATATAAACGATTTGAATCAAGTGGTTATATGGCAATTTTGACTCCTGTGATCTTCCGCCAAAATGCCTCTCCTGAACTCTCCCGACGTCAACAACACTCCTTCGGAGGCGACATGTCAGACAAAGACTTAACCCAGCCCCCAGCAGGCGAGTTTATTATGTTTGCCAGCGGTGACGGAAGAGTGCGTGTTGAATGTCGCTTTGAGTCAGACACAATCTGGTTATCCCAGGCGGCAATGGCTGAACTGTACGATAAAGATGTTCGCACTATTAACGAACATTTAATCAATATATTTTCCGAAGGTGAACTTGTTCAAAACTCAACCATCCGGAAATTCCGGATAGTTCGCCAGGAAGGAAAACGTCAGGTTTCCAGAGAGATAGACCATTACAACCTCGAAGCCATTCTCGCTGTCGGCTATCGCGTTCGCTCGCCTCGAGGCACGCAATTCCGCCAGTGGGCCACCCAGACGCTTCAGGAATACCTGATCAAAGGTTTTGTGATGGACGATGAGCGGCTGAAGAATCCGCCTGTCGGTTCATCGGTTGTGCCCGACTATTTTGATGAGATGCTTGAACGCATCCGCGATATTCGCGCCAGCGAGCGTCGGGTATATTTGCGGGTGCGGGAGATCTTTGCTTTAGCTGCCGACTATCAGCCATCGCTTAAAGAAACCACGCAATTTTTTCAAACCATCCAGAATAAACTGCATTTTGCCTGTACCGGGCATACCGCTGCGGAACTCATCCACAAACGAGCAGATGCCAGCCAGCCGCACATGGGCTTGACCAGTTATAAAGGTGAAGAGGTACGTAAGGGCGACGTGACGGTGGCAAAAAATTATCTCACCCAGGATGAGGTCAGCGAACTTAATCGCGTGGTTAATATGTGGCTGGACTTTGCCGAGGATCAGGCCCGTCGTCGTCAGCAAGTCTTTTTGCGCGACTGGCAGGATAAGCTGGATCAGTTCCTGCAATTTAACGACCGAGAGGTTCTACAGGGCGCTGGTAAAATCAGCAAGAAAATGGCCGATGAAAAAGCGCAGGCGGAGTATGTTCAGTTTGCCGAACAACAACGGCGCTTAAAAGAAGCCGAAGGCGAGAAGGATATCGCTGGTTTGCTACAGTGGAATAAAGAGTCGAAAAAGTAG